CCCGCCACATTAGCACAAGGTGCGCCGCGCGGCAAAGGCATCAAGCGCCCATGATCTGCGCGAAGCGAACTGGCCCGCGTGATATGCCATATTTGTAGAATATGAAATAGCCTAGAGCATCATTTAAGTGATCAAGCCCGTTTGCCTTGTCCGGTTCGCCGTTCTTGTCATAGGCTTGCTGTTCTAGCGCCTCAGTCAACGATGGGCAGCGATCTGGATTGACTAGCAAGCGGCGCTTGCCTTGATTGTGGATCATCTGACTAAGCGCCAAGACGCGATCCTTGACGGGCGGGTTAGACGCATGGGCCAGCACCGTGAAGCCGGCGTTCCGCAAAAGCACGATGTCCGACAGGCTGGCGTTGATCGACTTGCGCGATCCACCGCTGGCGTCGGGATAGATGTTGATCGCATGGCCCTTGTAGCGGCTCTTGATCGTGTCGATCATGGCCGGCGTGTCACGAACGCCGGTTAGCTCATCAAGCGCCATCGGATTGCCGTTACGCATCACGCCGATGACGGCGCTCATATTGCCGACGTTGAAGTCCATGCCAATATGCAGCGGCTCGCTGATGTAAATCGTTTCGAACGTGCCGTTTTCCTGCCGGTCAAATTCGGCATAAACGCTGCCGCTCGTTAGGTTGGTAAACTGCCCCTCAAGATACGCCTCAAGCTGCGGCCCTGAATAGGTGTCGCGCAAGCTCTGCACATAATCGGGCGGCAGATATGGATTTGAGTAAGTCGGCGCGCGAATTAGCTCATAGCCTGGCTTTGAATCGCGGCCCCAAGTTTTATAGACGAAGCGAAAGCCTTCCGGCGTTGAGACTGCGGCAAGCGTGTTGCGGCTGCCGTCCGGTTTGATCTGGCGGCACCGGGCAAGCATCTTGTCCCAAACATCCTTGGCGTGTGTTTCTCTCAGCGTGTCGATTTCGTCGATCACGCCGTCCGCAAGCTCAAAGCCAACAAGCCTTTCAGGGGAATCAGCCGACCGAAAGATGATCTGCGACTTATTTTGCAAGGTGATTGTGTTATCGCTCTTGTTCAATTCAAAGCCGATCTTCCACCTTTCCAAGATATTCGAAAAGCGCGGCCATGCAATCAGGCGGATTAGATCGAAGGTTGGTTCGACAAAGCCAAATGATAAGCCTGGATATTGAATTGCCTTAAGCGCCAAACGCACTACGCCAGCCTCAGACTTGCCCGCACCAAAGCCCGCCACCATCGCCGGGTGACGGGCATCGCTAAACACGAACGCCTCTTGCGGCTCCGTTAGCTTAATCTTTATTTGTCGCACTGGCCCGCTCGACGATAAACTTAAATGCCGTGCCATCGCTTGACATATGGTCAATCGCTTGGGTTTCGCGCCAGCCCGCTTGCGTCTTAAGGTAGAAGATCGCCGCCGTCATGTTGCCTTCGCGCGCTTGCTGAATCAGCCCTTGCGCCACTGCGCCAATGGCCTTGGCCTTGCCCCTTTTATACCGCTCAGAAATGTCGGGGTCGCGTTCGATCATCGCCGCAAACGTGTTGCGGGCAATGCCGAAATAATCTGCAATCTGCTCTTGCGACAGATAGGCAGCCAGCGCCTCAACCTGGGCGCGCTGTTCATCGTTCAATGTTTTGGCCGGGCGGCCAGCTTTTCCATTAGCCATGTCAAAACTCTTGTTGCCGTTTAGGTTAGTGCGTTTAGATTGTTTGTGGAGGATGAAAACATGACCAACCTTGATTCACATCAAACGCACTGCCTGACCAATGCGGCGTATTTTACCGCAGTTCGCGGTCGCAATCCAGCCAATCGCCTTCGCGTTGAATTTTCCAACATTGAAGATGCTAAGGCTTACGGTGCCAGCTTTGGCGATGGCCGCACCATGATTTATGCCGTTACAGATCGCGGGCAAGCCGATCACATCATGAACTCATGATCTTGCGATGCTTTTCCCGAATAATTTTCGGGCAACACCGATCATAATCGACAATGTGATGTAGGCGCTTTTCCCCGACAACCATATTTTTAACTTTCACGCAGGCTGGTGCGTATAATACAGAATACATGCTTTTGATGTAGGTTCCTTGATCTTTATAAATATCGGTCAAGCCGCCTTTATTTTGCTGCGTCACTCCTTGCGATAGAGATAGCCCCATCAAAGTTAGTATCAGCCTGCCTCGCAGGCTTTCTAGCGTTGCCATCGTAGCATCCTCGTTGACTTTGCCGACAAATGATACAGGCGGGTCAACGCGCATGAACATTGAGTTCATGGCTTTGCGTTTGGTTCGAACTGTTTTGTTATAATTGGAGTTTGGGCCTCCAATGTGGTCGCCTTCCTGGGACATGGCCAAACAAGCAACGTTTGCCCTTTCGGCAAAATCCAACATTGCGCTCCAAACCGCATCTAGCCTGCGAATTTTTTTGCTGCAATAGCGGTTGTCATTGTCGTTTTTATAATAGAATGCTGTGTAATCGTCATCAAGCTGCACGATCCAGCTAATGCCCTCTTGACGTGCTATGTCTACACAAGCAGCCCGCGCATATACCACCGCTCTGGTATCGCCAGAATTATCGCCATCGTCGATGCGGTCAGCCCATTCTGACTTGCAGAATATGCGGACTTTATCGCCATAACGCTTTTGGTATTCTTCCGCTTGCCGATCTTCGTCATCAATGACGATAAACACTTTGCCAGTGTAACCGCCTTCTTCCAAAGCCCGAATGGTCTTGACGTTATCAGCCCTGCCGTGCGTTAGCAGCATGACCGCAAAATCATCACGCATCGCCATGCTCCGACATATAAATGTCTTTGACTTGATTTGTCAGCGCCACAAAGCCTTCTTCAATCGCCTTGTCAAAATCAATAATAACGAGCGCGCTTCTTTCCATCAGTTGCTGAATCTCAGTACTGCTGTGAGCGTAATATTCCGCAATGTTGCGGAAATTAAAAATCGTATGCCGTTCTGCCGCCATCATTAAAAAATGACGAATTTCATCTGGCAATGATGCGGCTTCAATTTCTTTTTGCAGTTCCTGCGCGCGCGACCGATCTAGCAATTCAGATACTTTAGGCTTTTGGCCTGTAATTTCATAAATTGGCGCTTCAATTTTTCGACTGTAATTTTCAGAAAGCAAATCGTTTTCTGCGCTATTATCATCATTCTGATTAGGCGCAAACAATTCCGCCATTTCGCCAACGTCAAAGCCGGTCAACGTCAAATCAAATTTGAGAGCATCAATTCCTTGCATCTCAATTTTAAGTGCGTCCATATCCCAGCCTGCATTCAGCGCCAGCTTGTTATCAGCGATCACATAGGCGCGCTTTTGCGCTTCGCTCCAACCTTCTGCCACCATGCAAGGGACTTCGGCCAAGCCCAGCTTTTGCGCTGCCATAACGCGACCATGCCCGGCAATGATTCCACCATCAGGCTCAATCAAGACAGGCTGTGTCCATCCCCATTCTTTGATGCTGGCGGCGATTTGCGCCACCTGTGCATCGCTATGGGTTCGGCTGTTGCGGGCATATGGTATCAGCGATGCAACTTGCCTGCGTTCGACCTTATCGGCTGGCCAATTCATTTCGCCCCCTTTGGCTTTGGCTTCGGTCTGATTTTTCACAGATGGCATACCCCCCCCTATTTCTCAAGCTCGGTAATCAGCCATCCGATATACCATTGCGCTTTTTTCAAATCGACCGTGCCACCTTTTTCCCGCCAGCGCCAAAGATATTTGATCGCGTTGGCTGTGCAGATAGCTTCGATACCGCTTAGGTTCACCGTAGCAGCCGCCAAGGCGTCTATGCATTCCACATGCCCTTGTCGGTAGTGATCTGGATTTATGTGATCGGTCATTGTTCACCTTCCCTGTCTGAATGCCGATGCCCCTATGCCCCTGCCCTATAGGGTGCAGGGGCAGGGAGGGGCATAATTTCGGCCTTTTTTCCGCTTTTGCCCCTGATGCCCCTAGGGGCAAAAAGGGGCATTAGGGGCATGGTTCTTTTATGCATATTTCAGCCATTCGCCATGCTCGAATCGCAATTCATAAAGTGCTTTTCGCGGCGCAACAATCACAATAATTTTTACGTCTGGCAGGTGTTTTTTGGCGATAGCAATTGCCCCGCGTCTGTCTGCCGCATTCATCCAAGCCAGACTAAGCCGCACCACTTTTGCTATCATGTCAATTTCCATGCGGCATAGAAAGCAACTTAACTCCTCAATCCAAACGCCATCATCCAAGCTGTCGCTATAACTCATGTCCATGTCACTTGGCCTTTTTGAGCGCCAAAAGCGCGCTAGATTTGACTGGGCAGACGATCTGCCAGCCATGTTGATGCGCCTGCAAAATGCCGGCGTTGACCATCGGCATCACCATTCCGTCATCACGACTTGGGTCTAGTTTGTTGCGAACGGTCTTGTCAGCATAGCGGCGTTTTTCCGCCAGATATGTCCGCATGAAGCTGCGGCTGATGTATGGATAAGCGCCTTCTACTTCCGCGCCACCGTCCCACCATGCGGCCTCCCACAGCCTGACTGTTTCGTCATGCTTGCTAGGCTTTTTGGATGGTTCGTTTTCGGTGGCGGCCTCATCCAGAACCGCAACGCATGTGGTGGCGGGCTTGCCGAATTTGGTTTCGCCCATCTCCACTATTTCCAGCTTAAAATAAATGATCTCACCCTTAGAAGCCAACTCGCGTTGCTTCGTGATGGTAGCACTGCGCTGGCCATCTTTTTCCACCACCTCAATTTCAGTGTCGATATGGGCGCGGATTCCCGACCAGCCGCGCGCGCCTCTGGCGGCGTCTTTGCCGTTGTGGTGAATGATCAGCATAGCTGCACCAGTAGCGCGGCAAATTTCCTCAAACCGATCCATAACCGGCCCCATATCTTCGCCGCTGTTTTCATTTGCACCGGATGACATACGGGCCAAGGTGTCGCCAATCACCAATTTAACCGCTTGGCCTTTGATAGCCTCAATCTCTCGAATCGCAGCAATCACGGCAGCGGCGTCTGCATCGCCGGTATAAAAATTAAGCGGCACTGGCACAACGGCAATGCGCTTAAGCGAGACGTTCTGAAATTTGGCAATGGCCTTTAGCCGGGCTTTGATGCTGCCAGGCGCTTCGCAAGCCAGATACACAACGATACCGGGATCGGTGCGTTTGCCATATGCCTCGCGTCCTTCGGCAATGGCGGCAGCCAGGCCAAGCGCAAAAAACGTCTTGCCGCTGTTGCTGTCCCCATAGATCACGGTGGATTTGCCGCGCACTATAACATCTTCGACCAGTTCATCTGGCGGTTCATATTCGGCTGGCAGTTCATCGCCAAACTGCACTTCTAGCCGCCGCATGGCCTCCGTGCCACTGGTCGGCAATAGCAACGCCTTAAGATCACCACCAGCCGCCCGGTAGTCGTTGGCATCTTGGCCTTCCTGCGGAGGCATCACCACGCGGCCTCCATGCTTTGCAACAGCTTGCGTTGCATACGCCATGCCGACGCCAGATTTGTCATTGTCTGCCACAACAATGATCTCTTGCCCGCTTCCATAACGATCACGCAATGCGCCCGTTACGCTTGGCAAATTGTGGGCGCTGTAGGCAATGGCACATGGCCGATTGGTCGATTCCAAGATGGTTGCGGCAGTTGCAAAGCCTTCGGCAATAAACAATGGCCCAGGCTCATCCATTGTGCCGACCATCCAAAAGCAACCGCTTGTTTGGCCGCTAGGGTGAAACCGTTTTTCGCCCTCGTTTTGAATATACTGCAAGCTGGATAGATTGCCATCTGCCGTAAAGATTGGTGCCATTAAGCGACCATCGCCGGTAACGCGCAAACCGTGACCAGAAATGCCCTTGCGCTCAAGGTATGGATGCCACGACTCTGCCAGCATACCTTTCGACCAAATGTCTTCTACCGTGTTTGATGCAACCTCACGCTGGCGTTGCAATTCAGCCTCTCGCACCTTCCTCGCTTCCGCCAAACGCCGCGCATTGATCGCCTCTTCTGCTGGCGTTAAAGTCCGGCCCACATCGGCGCGCCATGTAATTTCAACACCTAGACGCCAATCACCAAACCGCCCAGCCGGAACGCCATCGCCAAAAGCGCAATACCAAGATGGCACATCATGGCCGGGCTTGCCTTTGGTTTTGCCGTTGAAACGATGCAGTTTGCCATCAAGCTGGATATGTGACGGCGGGGTTATGCCAGCCTGTTCCATCGCGGCGGCAAGCTGCACCTCTGGTGGGTCAAACTGCGGCGCTGCGGGTGGCGACCATGCGCCGCCAAAAATGTTGGTTAGATCAGCCACAAGCCACACCACCCATCAGATAATCTGATAACGCCTTCATAACGTCATATGTCGGATTGGCTTTGCCAGTCTTGATCCGCGCAATCGTTGACCGATGCAAGCCTGTTGCCTCTGCAACAATGTCCATGCGCCTATCCCGAAGCGCAACCGCAATCTCGTCTAGGGTTAACATCAATCCACCTTTTCGCTGTTATGTGCTTTTTATGCTTTACAGCCGCCGCCAAGCCCTGTAAAGCCCCAATCACACCGCGACCGGATTCGCCGACTGCGGTGCTGGAGAAAGACAATGGCTATCAACCTAAAGAGGACAGGCGGCCTATCCGCCAATGGTGTTAAAATGTGCGTATATGCACAGGCTGGCGGTGGCAAAACCAGCTTGATCCCGACTTTGCCTAATGTGGTCGCAATCAGCGCGGAAGCCGGCTTGTTAAGCATTGCCGGTGCAGACGTGCCTTATATCGAAGTCAAAAGTTTGGCCGATCTGCACGATGCCTATGCGTGGCTTACCGGCAGTGAGGAAGCCAAAGGCTTTCAGTCAGTGGCTATCGACAGCCTTTCCGAAGTTGCCGAAGTGGTTTTGAACGCTGAACTCAAAGCCAACAAGGATGGTCGCGCGGCGTATGGCGAGTTGTCCACAAAAATGAATGAGCTAATCCGCGCCTTCCGCGATCTGCCCGGCAAGCATGTTTACATGAGCGCCAAGCTGGAAAAATCTCAGGATGAGATGGGCCGCATTCTCTACAATGCCTCCATGCCCGGTAAGTCACTGACACAGGGCTTGCCATATTTCTTCGACCTTGTGATGGCGCTGCGTGTCGAACGTGATGCCGACGGCAACGCTCACCGTGCGCTGCTTACCGACAGCGATGGGCTTTGGCAGGCTAAGGATCGGAGCGGCAGGCTGTCTCAGTGGGAAGCGCCAGACTTGGGCGCGATCATTGCAAAGATTGGGAGTGCAGCATGAGCAAGATTGATGGAGGGCCGGCTTTTCCAAATACCGGCAACGTAACTTGGGGGTTGAAACCAAGCGGCGGCATGACCTTGCGTGACTGGTTTGCCGGCATGGCGTTGATTGGCTTTGCCGCGCAGCCATCCGATGAAGATAATCCAGAAACTTGGGAAGAAGTTCTTAAGCGCATCCCCCGTGCGGTCTATGAGATCGCTGATGCCATGTTGGAGCAACGCAAATGCTAATCGCCCTCGCCATCGCACAAGCGATATTCGCCATCGGCGCTCTGCCGGTGATCAATGGCAACATTCGTGATCGGCACGTCAGTGCAGCATGGGGCAGCATATTTGCCTGTTTGCTGTTTAGCGTGACCGCCTACGTCCTTGCAATGGAAGGTATGCAATGACCGTGCCAATCTATCAGCAATGGCTAAACGCCAAGGCAGTTGAAGAAGCCGCCATTAAAACACGCCGCGATCTAGAGGATGCAATGGCGTTTGAATTGGCTTTGCCGGCCAATCTTGATGGCACCAGCAACTTTGACCGTGATGGCTATGCGGTGAAGATTGTTGGCCGCATCAATCGCAAGATCGACTCTGACAAGCTGCAAGCCTTGGCGGCAGAGCATGGGCTTGCCGATCACTTACCCAGCCTTTTCCGGTGGAAGCCGGAAATCAACGCAACGGCATGGAAAGCTGCCGCTGCAAACATAACTGCGCCCCTGCTTGACGCCATCACGTCAACGCCCGGTCGCCCGACTTTTAACATCAGCAAGAAGGAAATCTGACAATGGCTAACCTTGGAGAAAGCTTTAACGCCGACGATCTGCCCACCGGCAACAGCGGCGAATATGAATTGCTGCCCGAAGGGCTTTACAGCGCAATGATCGCCAAGGCGGAAGTTGGGCAGACCAAATCCGGCACCGGCACGAAGATTGATCTGCGCCTCGACATCACCGGGCCGACACATCAAGGCCGGGTGATCTTTGCGGCGATCAACATCCGCAACCAATCGGCCAAGGCAGAGGAAATTGGCCGGCAACAGCTTGGCGAAATCATGCGCGCTATCG